AAAAATCCTGAGATGAAAGATATTGTTGAGTTCTACAAAGTAACTCCAATTGCTCCAATGGCAAGACCAGGCGCTATTAAGAAATTTAATCCAGCTACAGGAAAAGTAGAATGATTATCGACATTCCAAAAGTCGGACAAGTAGAGTTTCCAGACTCTATGTCTGAAACAGAGGTCAACAAAGCAGCCAAAAAACTATACGATGATGCTACTGCATCAGAAAAGCCACAAAAAGGCACTATGGCTCGCACAGCAGAAATGGTTACTAGAGGCATGGCTCAAACTGTGCCTGGTGCTGTTGCTGGTGGTGCTGTAGGTGGTCCAGCAGGCGCGTTAGTAGGTTCTATGGCTTTGCCAATTGGTGATGCTCTTAACAGCTTAATTAATATGATTTCTGGTGGTGTCAATAAAGTTGTTGGCACAGAAATCCCACAGTTACAGATGCCTAGCCAAGTAACAAGTAGAGCAATGACTCAAATGGGTCTTGCCGAACCTGAAAGCCGAGGCGAAAGAATGATTGAGGCTGGTGCAGGTGGCATTACATCTACATTAGCCCAATTGCCTGCTCTTATGAAATTAGGACAGCAAGCAGTTAGCCCTGTTACAAGAGAAGTATCTAAGCGGTTAGCAGAAGCACCTAAAGCACAGGTGGCAGCATCTGCTCCAGCAGCAGCTTCAGCCCAATATGTTACTGAGGCTACCGGCAGTCCATTGGCAGGAATGATTGCAGGAATTACAACTGCTGCACCATTTGGAGCAACTGCTACTCGCAGAGCCAAAGGTGTGCCGACACAAGAGCAATTAGCACAAGAATCTACAAATTTATTTACCAAAGCTAGAGATTCAGGTGTTTTGTTTGAATCTGATGCGTTTGTTAATAGAATGAATACTATTGGCAAAGAATTAAGGCAAGAGGGATATACTCCAAAAGCCTATCCTAAGATCGCATCTGCTTTGGAAGAACTAACTAATACTTCTACTCCAAAAGACTTTACAGAGTTACAAGCATTGAGAAAAATGATTCAAGGCGCACAAAAAAGCCCTGATGCAGATGAAAGACGATTGGCTAGTATTCTTAAAGATGAGTTTGATAGCACAATTCTTAATGCACCTGACTCTGTTATTGTTGGTGGCAGTAAAGAATCTCTACAAATGTGGAAAGATGCAAGAACATCTTATGGCAAACTAAAGAAAGCAGAGATTTTTGAGGATATGCTAAGTAATGCCCAATTAGATCGGTCTAAATTTACTGCATCTGGTGAAGAAAACTCTATGGCTCAACAGTTAAGACAGTTAGCCAAGAACGACAAAAAGATGCGCTTGTTTACTAAGCAAGAGCAAGAAGCAATTGTAGATGCTGCTAAAGGTGGAACAGCCCAAAACTTATTCAAGTTCTTTGGTCGATTTGCTCCAACTGGACCAGTATCAGGCATATTCTCAGGCGGTGCTATGGCTTTAGAACCTTCTATTGGCATACCTATAGCAACAGGTGCAGCAGGATCTAGGATGGCAGCAGAAAATGTACGCAGGTCATCTATTCAAAACCTAGCAGATATGATGCGACTTGGAAGGATGCCAGAACTCCAACCAAGAACTTATAATGTACCTGTTACAGGACTAAGAGGTCTTTTATCTGGTGAGTTTCAAACAGAACAACAGTAAGGAAAATCATGGCATATACAAAATATTCTCTAACCCCTTCTAGTAATACAGCAGCACCTCCAGATGGTGCGCCAGAGGGGATGCTCCCATCCGCAGTAAACGATACTATGCGCGATATGATGGCACAGATCCGAGACTGTGGAGATGGTATTAGGGATGGTACATATACCATGACTGCACCTAAGATCACAGGTGGAACTATTACTGGTTCTACAATCAACAATAGTGCTATCGGTGGAACAACAGCTGCTGCTGGTAAGTTCACCACACTAGAAGCTACAGGTGTATCTACATTCTCTGCTGGTGCAGTAGGAACTCCAGCCATCACTACTACAGGCGATACCAATACAGGTATCTTCTTCCCTGCTGCCGATACCATTGCCTTTACAGAAGGTGGTGTAGAAGCTATGCGTATTACCAGCACAGGTAATGTAGGGATTGGCGTTGTTCCTAGTGCTTGGAGTGGAGCAACAGCATTACAAGTAGGTAGCGGTGGAGCTTTTTTTGACTTTGGTTCTTCCAATGTGGTTCTTGGTAGCAATGTATTCTTTAATGGAACTAACAATCTCTATATAAATACTGATAGCGCAAGCTATTATCAGCAAAGTAATGGTGTTCATATTTGGGCTACTGCTGCATCAGGCACAGCAGGAAATATTATTAGTTTTTCAGAAAGTATGCGTATCGACTCTAGTGGTAATGTAGGTATTGGTACTAGTAGTCCTACAGACAAATTAACAATTGCTCACGCTGACGAAAAAGGCATTACCTTTAAAGCTACAGGGGCAGATGGAACTACTGCGGCACAGCTATTATTTGAAGATACTAATGGCGGAACTGGCGGTGTTTTTAGATTTGACCACGATGTAAATAGTTTTACATTTGCTACCGCTGGAACAACAGAGCGTATGCGTATTGACTCTAGTGGTAATTTGTTGGTTGGTGCAACTAGTGCGGCAACTCCTACTGGAGTAACTTCTAAATTTGTATCTCAAGGTACTTTTACAGGTTCTACTTTTGGTGCTGCTATATCAAGCACTGCTGCAACTGGCGTTGACCACTATTATATTTCTTTCCAAACAGCAACAACTACACAGCGTGGTTACATTTATTACAACAATGGTGCTGGTCAAGTTCAATTATCCGCTACATCGGATATTAGATTAAAAGAAAATATTGTTGATGCTCCTTTAGCTTTGCCTATTTTGGAACAAGTAAAAGTTCGTCAATATGATTGGAAAGAAACAGGAAATACAAATGTAGGTTTTATTGCCCAAGAACTTTATGATGTAATTCCAAGAGCAGTTGCGGTTGGCGAAGATAACGAAGATGGTTCAATTAAACGAGTATGGGGTGTTGATAATGGCACTTTAGTCCCATACCTTGTTAAAGCAATCCAAGAACTTAAAGCAGAACTCGACAGCGTAAAAGCTGAATTACAAACACTAAAAGGAAACTAAAATGGCAACATGGAACATTAGTCAAACCGACTACGAAACAGCAAACGGATTTATCACAACGGCTCATTGGAATTGCACCGCAATAGATGGTGAATATAGTGCATCCGTATATGGCACTTGTGGCTTTACTGGCACACCAACAATCCCTTACGCACAAGTAACAATGGCAGAAGTCTTAGGCTGGTGCTGGGCTAACGGGGTAGATAAGGATGCAATAGAAGCTGGTTTAACTAGTCAGATAGAAGCGCAAAAGAATCCTGTCAGCAGTTCTGGCACACCTTGGTAATTGGAGAGTAACGATGTCCGAGAAAAAAACACAGACAATCGTAATTGATGATGTAGAACACAATCTTGATGATATGACCGATGAGCAAAAGATGTTGGTTAATCATTGCCTAGACTTAGATCGTAAGATTTCCTCTGCATCATTCGCATTAGACCAATTAAGAGTAGGAAAAGATGCATTTGTAAAGATGCTCAAAGAGTCATTAGAGAAACAATAAGGTAAACCATGAACGATTTGATTGACAAGAACGAGGCTGCTTTATCAGCGCATGAGGCAGTCTGTGCTGAACGCTATACAGGGATCAACGCTAGGCTAAAACGCTTAGAACAGATCCTAATGGGTTCTACTGCTTTTATTATTGCCATACTACTTACTCTTGTTTTGAAATTAAATTAAGCCTATGAACTATGTCCGATCAATTTGGGTTTTTAGAGGGTGCAAAGTCATTTAGCGAAAGCGTAAAGACAGGAAAAGAAGCCGGTAAAGCTATCGGATCATCTATCGAGGATGTCCAGAAAGAAGCAGCCTCGGTAGCACAACAAAAAGCCTTAGAACGCAGAAGGCAAATCAGAGAAGTAGAAGTAGTAAAAGAGCAGTATTTCAAACGAGCCATGATGCAATGGCAAAAACAAGAAGATATAAGAATAAAAGAAGAACAGGTCAAGAAAGATTTTGTGAAACATCATGGTCAAAAACGATGGTCAGAAGTAGAAGCCATTAAACTAAAGATTGAAAAACAAGAGAAGGAAATAGAAAATGAATTTAGAAAAGATTTGGCAGAAGTGCGTAGAGTTATGTATATGTGCTATGCGTTGGCTACAGTCATTGCCTGGTATCTTACTTGGGGTCATAAAGGGTAAATAATGTTTACACTAATCTCTACTGCCTTGTCCTTCCTAATGGGTGGACTGCCTAAACTATTAGACTTTTTTCAAGACAAGTCCGATAAAGCCCATGAACTAGAACTAGCCAAGATGCAAACGGAGAGAGAACTCCAGATGCTTGAAAGAGGCTACGCAGCACAGGCTAGGGTCGAGGAGATCCGTACCGACCAAATACAAATGCAGACTCAAGCACAAGAACGCACAGCCATGTACCAACACGATATAGAAATCGGTAAAGGTGCAAGCCAATGGATCATCAACCTACGAGCCTCTGTTCGCCCTGTCGTTACCTACCTATTTGTTTTCTTATTAATCATCGTAGACATCGCCTCTATCGCTTGGGCATGGTCTAGCGGAGTAGCGTTTGCAGAAGCTATCCCGATGGTGTTTGATGCAGATGAGATGCAGATCCTAGCCTCTATTATTGCCTTTTGGTTCGGTACACAAGCCTTTAGCAAGAAATAATGCTAGATAAAAAGATATTAGATCTTATAGTGCATCACGAGGGTTGCAAATTGCGACCTTACCAATGCCCTGCATTACTTTGGACTGTCGGTGTCGGTCATGTCATAGATCCTAACCATGCTAGAGTACCACTAGCAGAACGAAAGGCTCTGCCTATCCCTAGCGGATGGGATAGAGTCTTAACGATGGGGGAAGTAGATGAAATTCTTGCTCAAGATTTGGCGCGGTTTGAAAGCGGAGTACAACGATTATGTCCTAGTGGGCTTACTACTGGTCGGTTTGGCGCACTTGTGTCTTTCGCCTTCAATGTTGGACTCGGTAATCTCCAAAATTCTACCCTTCGGATGAAACACAATCGAGGTGATTTTGAGGGTGCTGCCGAGGAGTTCTTAAAATGGAACAAGGCAGGCGGTAAGGAATTAAAAGGACTTACTACTAGGCGCAAAGACGAAAGAGCCTTATACCTTTCATAATATCTTGCCGTACTTAAACAGGGTGTTCTTATCTACTAAGAAAGCCTTTTTGATCTGACTATCCCCCTCCCCTATAAATTCTACATACTGTAGTTTACTCAGGAAGATGCACTTAAATATGTGCTTGACCGGCATGATGACAAACATCTGTCCATCATAAAATACCCAATAATCAGCTTGGGTAGCCATTAGCCCTGAGTCTTTCCCATACATCTCTATCTCGACCACAATATTGCCTGTGCGTTGGCTCATTGGGTCAAACTTTACCTCGACTGCTTTATCTATCTCTGGTATCCATATATCGTACCCTTTAAAAGCGTTTACAAGGGTCGCACAAGGGTATTTCTTGCGTAGGATAGCCAAGACCCTTTCCTCTATCTCCAAACCCCTCTGTAGGTCGTTTTGGAAGGTCATTAAGCCACCCTGATCGGAAGGGGGGTGGCACTCCTTGAAAGGGTGTGGCATTGCGCCACTAATGCCGATCTCATCGGGG